GAAAAAGAAATTGTTGGTGCAACTATTCATGATTGTATGAATGATGTACGAAAAGTACTAAAAAACTGGAATCACCAAAAAACAATTTCTATGCGTGATGCAATCCGTTTTAAAAAACGTCATGACATAAAATTGATAGACGGATTTGTAGAAAAACTTCTCGATAATGAAGATAGTATGATAGATAAATATAACACTTTAAGAGAAGTTAAAACTTTTATAGTACAAGAGTTATGTCCTACAGTAGAAATTTTGTACAAAAATATAATGAAATCACAAGGAATATTCAATGAAAACACTACCTAATATATACCCTGACGTATGGAAAAAAGAGCTAAAGATAGAAACTTTAGACTATTTACCTTTTCGTAACTTAATGCATTTTAAACATTTTGTATCAAATATTACACAAATTGAAGATAACAAATGTGATGTTTCTTATTCTGATGCGTTATCTGATTTAATGCTGGGAAAATACGAAAAAGATGATAGTAGATATGAAAGCGTTAGAAACTTAGTGAGAAAAAATCTATTAAAACGTGGACTTATTACTCAAGAAATTTATGAAAACTTTAAATACTCTACTGATGGTATTGTAGTTGACTATGATGTAGGAAAATATGCAGCTGGTGAACCTGATTGTGTTATTACACCTTCAGTACAATATGTAGATTTTTTTCATGAACTTTATATAAATATATCTTATAGATATGATATTAGTGATATTGATATTTCTAAAAATATTAATAAATTGTTGGCTACTATCGAAGAACTAGAGCGTCAACATATATTCATTAAAATTACTTTAATACTAGCTTGTAGAGAAATTAACAACAAAAACAATTTCCTGTCTGTAATACCTTTATTTTCTCATAGAGAATTTAAAACAGTAGAAATTATGTCTTCAGTTTTAAATAATAGACTGTTGAGAAAATTCTTTTTTGCTATATTTGAAAATAAGTATGGTGATGAATTATCAGATTTTTATGGAAGAGTACTAAAAGTATCTGACTCTTTATCATTAAATGATGAATTTAATGAAATAGAATTCTTTACTGAAATTAAAGACACTGTTGAAAGGAGATTATAATGAGTACTATTGATATGCTTGAAAGTTATGTAAAAAGCAAAACTTCATCTTTATCAAATTTTCCTATTATTGTTAAAAAAGGTATAAACACTATATCTGGTGAAGCTCCTTTTAAACTAAAATTAGCTATTGTTCTTTCTGAACTAGTTACTTTATCTTCACACCTAAGAAAACCTATAGTGTTGTTTGACGGCACATTAGTTCCTACTAATGCTATTACGTTTGCTTTGTGTGGTTCTGGCGAAGGTAAAGATAAAGCAGTAAATGCTGTAAGAAAATCTTTAAAAGAAGCTTATTATAAACTAGAAGAAAAACGTAAAGAGTATGCTGAAGAAAAAGCTAAGAATGACGCTATAATACATGGTGAGTCACGAGAAGATTGGCAAAAATATTACTCAGCACCTAAGCCTTTACAAGCTGGTCTTGGCACTGTTGAAGGGCTAACAAGCCATTTTGCTAGTATAGAGTCAAACCCTTTAGGTGCAGGAAGTATCATGAGCACTGAAATTGGTAGTGAGTTACAAACTAATGGATCTATTATGGAAATTTTTAAAGTAATTTCTGTTGCTTATGATCTAGGTGCTATAGCAGCAAAAATAATTAAATCTTCAGAAAATCAAACAGCTTCAATATTAAGTTTACCTGTAAACGCTTTACTGTTTGGCTCACAAGAAGCTTTACTATTTAATAATGATGTAAAATCAAAGTTTAAGCTTGTGTTTAATACACAATTAGCTAGAAGATCAATATTCTCGTTTACACCCGGAACTTCTCCAAGAAAACAAATAAACTCTGTAGAAGAGTTATATAAAATAAGAGAAAAAGAACGTGATCGTGTAGTAGCTAGTCAAGAAGAGTTAAACAACTTTACTTCAAATTTAGTAGATGTAACAAATCAAGAACCTTTAACTGTGAGCAAAGACGCTAATAAACTATTTGATGTTTATATGGAATACAACTCTATGAAATCTGATGAGTTATCAAATAAGTACCCAATATCAAAACTTAGCCGTAGGCACAAACAATGGCTAGCTTTAAAGTTAGCTGGTAGTTATGCAATACTAAATCATGAAGATCATGTATCAGAACAAACTTATGCTTACGCTATAAATACTGTTGAATTTTTATCAGATGACTTAAAACTATTTGAAATAGAGTTAATTAAAGAACCTTATGAGCAATTAGCTGATTTATGTGCAACTAATGCAGAAGATGGCAAGTTTACTATGTCACTTCACGATTTACGTAAAATGGGGTATATAACTGGTACAGGCTCATCTAAGAATAAAATATTAGATTTAGCAACATTAGTTAACAGTTACGACCAAGAAGCCAGTTACACAGGTAACCCAGATTCAATCAGTTATCAGCAAACTATGAAAACTGATGTAATCGGAGTTTCTTATATTATATTTTAGGAAAATAAAATGTCACTATTTTTAATTTGGACTTTATCAATAACTGTATTAATACCTTTGTGTGTATTATGCCATATAATAATTTTTCCTATATGGTTTATAGCAACAACAATAGCAACAACAGTTTCTATTACTACTTATCGTGAATCTTTCAGATATTTTTTAAAAGATTTTGTTGTTGAATTGAAAGGATGTTTACCAAAATAAAATTAATTAAACTAGGAATAAAAATGAGTATTGTATCAGCACAACATGTTAAAGATGTAATAATAGGGTACATTAATGGTAAAACTATTCAAATGTTAAATGTTAATAATATTTGGAGAGATTTAAGTCATGCCCCTAATTGGGATTTTTCTAAAGAAAACTACAGAATTAAGCCAGTACCTAAAAAAATTTGGGTACATGATAACCATGAGTATGATTGGTTTGAACCTAAAAATGACGAAGACTTTAAACCTTTAGGATATAAGTTATTCGAGCAGGTGCTGTAATCATGACACAAGACATGAAAGAGTACATGAAGGTAAACTGCTCAAAAGGGTATACTTATGAAGAAGCTAAGTTTGAAGAATTACCTTCTGGTATTCTAGAATCTAACGCTGCTTATAGTCCTTTTAGGTTTGCAGGTGGTATTAGGTCAAAGTCTAATATTGAAGGTGGTGCCAAGTTTGTTGTACTTGATATTGATAAATCTATGTTAACTGATTTAGAAACGCATACATTATTAAACGAGTATAATCATCATATTGCTAGAACTAGTGATCCAGATAACGAATATAAATTTCGTGTGCTTATAGAGCTAGATTCTATAGTAGATGTTGAAGATCGTATGTGGTCTGTATTTATTGAAGAAATAGGTATTGAGCTAGGTATTGTTATAGATAATCTACCTAAAAGTTCTATATTCTTTTCTTACGAAAATCGTGAAATACACAGTCAAACAGAAGGTACTCCTTTACCTGTTAAGCCATTATTAGATCGTGCTGCTATTCGTTTACGTGATAAACCAAAGCCAGCTAGAGAGTTACCTACTGCTAGCAAGAAAGCATTATTAGATGATCCACGTACTACTTTTGAATTTGCGTTTAACGCAGAAAAAGGTGAACGTAGTAGATTTCTTTATAGAGCACTAGCTTACGCAATTGACGTTGGTGCTACTGAAGAATACATCATAGATTTAGCTAATGAAATTAATGATTATTGGACTGATAGTATGGATACAGATAGGTTAGAAAATACTTTAATTACACCAGCGTTACGTAGGATATAATTATGTCTATTTACTCTCACCCAACTCAAATTACAGAATTAGAAGGTATTTACGTTGTAAAAAATAATCAAAAAAATAAGTACGTTTATTTAAGTGTTGTATTTTTTGGTATGAAAAAAGAAATTTTTAAAAGTCATTTAGATATTGTAAATTATTTAGAAGCAGCAGATGTTTCCGAAGATGATTTATTTTTTAATAAAAATGAAACTTTAGATTCTGTATTTTTAGAAGCATAAAATAAAAATGGAGAATAACAATGTTTGCAAAACGTGTAATCAAAAAAATAAAACCTACAGATGTGAGTATTCTTACTCAATCTAATGTTCCTAAACCTTTACATGGGTTAAATCCTAGAACACTTTTAGGAAAAATTTGGTGGGATAAAACTAGGTTTAAAGCACAAGAATGCTATGGCTATAAATGTGCTGCATGTGGTGTAGATAAAGAAAACGCTAAAGAACATCAATGGTTAGAAGGACATGAAGCTTGGAATATAAATTATCAAACAGGTATTTGTGAAGTAACAGAAATACTGCCTTTATGCCACTACTGTCATAACTTTATTCATAGCGGTAGGTTAGTTGTTACAGCAAGTAGAAAAAAAGCTGTTGACGTTATTACTCATGGAATTGCATTGCTAGCTGAAACTAAACTTAAAGTATTCCCCGGGACGCTTATAGTTGCAAACAGATTAGGCATTGACACAAAAGAATTAAGATCTTACGCTCTGCCGTCAAATCTTTATTGGTCAGATTATAAAATGAAGTTAAACGGAAAACTGTACGACAGTTTGTACAAAAATTACGAAGAATGGGAAAATCATTATGTGGGAATATGAAGGAACACCAATTAATTTTCACGAAGATTTACACGAGTACTGTGTAGCAATTGTCTACGAAATAACATTTAAAGGTGGCAAGAAATACATAGGTAAAAAGCAAGTAAGATCTTTGCGTAGATTAAAAGCAACTAAAAAACAATTAGCTATTCGTAAAAACTATAAACGTGTAGAAATGAAAAACATACCTTTTATAGATTACGCAGGTACGTCTGAATTTACTGAAAATTTAGTGCCTGTAAAAAAAGAAATACTTCATCAATGCAGCAACAAAAAAACAGCAACTTACTTAGAAGCTGGTGAAATGTTTCATGTAAATGCAATATTTAACACAGACTATTTAAACAAAAATATTCAAGGTTGTTATTTTGATAATTCACTAGATGGTTTGATTGATATAGAAGCTGAAATAGAAATGCTAACAGTAGAAAAATTTACA